TGTCCTTCTCCGTCACACGCGGTGTGCTGTCGACGGCTGCCTGCTGACGGCCGGTACGTGGCTCGACGATCATCTTGACCGCCTTCTGCAGCGCAGCGGTGGGGGTCAGCCCGCGGGACTTGTACGCTTCCATCAGGTCCAGCACCTCGGCGGCGGACTCAGGGTTGAAGTCGTCGTGGTCAGGGTTGAGTTCAGGGAAGGCAGCTTCCACGCGCTCGATGGCGGTGGAATAGCGGGCGCGCTCAGTGGCACGGATTTCAGCGGCATGAATCTTCATGTCGCTCTTGGCTTCAGCCATATCGCGCTCGGTCTTTCTGATCTGCTGCATCAGGGCACTGGCCTTTTCGACCTCGCCGTCAGTCAGGAGCGTGGCGTACTCCTTCTCCATCTTGATGATGCTGTTCTCAGCAGCGGTGAGCTCGGCATTCATATCGGCGAGCTGTCCCCCCTGCTGGTACTGGGCCAGCTGGCGCTCCAGGGCGGCGCGGGACTCGCGCTCTTTCTCCAGAATTTCCTTGTGACGGGCCAGCGGGATGCGGCTGTCCTTTTTCTTGTCGTCAGCCGGCTTGTCGTCGGCTTCGATCTCCGCTTCGAGTTCTTTGACCTTCGGGTCGTCCTTGACCGTGTCCTGGGCGGCGAGCTCGGTGTCTGGACTGATGTCGTCTTCGAGCAGATCACCACGGTCGACGGTGTCGGTACCGGAGGTGTCGGGTTCAGGGGCGTAGAGGCGGAAAAATTTATTGATGATCATGTGGTGCTTTCTAAGTTAGAGCTTCGATGTTGGAAGCCGGGAACGATTCGCAACTTGGGTCTTGCTGTTGCTCGGGGGTTTGGCTGCCGCGTTGGCAGCGTCTTGCGCAGCCTTGACTCGGGCGTCCATGCGCTTCTGGGCCATGTCCTGGGACTTCAGCTGCAGCTCAGCGTCGAGCTTTTCACGCTCCAGCTGGTGCTCGCGTTCGGCCAGGCTCATCTTCTGCTGGGCCAGGCGCTCGTCGAGGGACATCTTGTGCTCGGCGACCTGGCCCTTGACCTGGACCTCGGCCATCTTTGCCTGGGCGCTGCCGTCGTCGGGCTCGCCCTGCTGCAAGACCTGGGTCTTGACCACGGTCTCCTGGGTCTTGGCACCTTTGAGCTGACTGTCGGCACCTTTGTGCTGGGCTTCGGCTTCGATCTTGGCCACTTCGGCCTCAGCACCGCGCTGCTGCAGCTGCTTGGCTGCCTGAGCCTCTGGGCCGTTGGCTTGTTCCTGCATCTGCTTGATGATGTCTTTCTTGTTCATCAGGCGAGAGCTGTCGATGTACACCGAGTCGGGCAGCATGATGCCGGCTTCGCGCATGGCCATGGCCTGCTCGAACTGGCTGTCTTCCAAGGTCTCGCGCTGCGGCACAGAGCTGACGACGACGTCGTACTCACCAAGAGTCAGGTCGTTGATGATCTCCTGGTAGGGGTTCTCGGCGCCTTCTTCCCCGGTCGGGCCTTCAGGGTTGGGCTGGTTGATGGTGAACGTCTCGCTCTCGCCAGTGGCCTGGTCGTGGGTGATCGTCATCATCCGCTCTTCGGTGTAGAACTCCTGGACCAGGTCCAGGACGTTCCGTGCCAGGATGAAGTCGCTGCGGGTCAGGTTGTCGAGCGGCTTAACGAGATTCGTGCTGCCAGCCTGGCGCTTGGCTTGTATAGCCTTAGCAGCCACATCGGCGCGGTCCATTCCTTGCATCGAATCCGATATGCCGGAGATAGTCTTGATACTTTCTTCAGCCTTGTAGCTGATACGGTCGAGACCGGACGGGACCGCATTGGGGGTAATCTTCGTGATGGTTTTGGTGGGGTCATCATTTGTCTCAATCACTAGGCCGGTCTGGGCGCCTTTTTCTTCGAGTTCCTCGGGGGTCATGTTCGTCAGGCTGCCTGACTTGACGATGTAGCCGCTGTTCGCCGTGGTGTTGACCACGTGCAGCTCCTGGCTGGTCACCTTGTTCAGCAGCTCCTGCGGGCCCAGCAGGTTCTCCACCAGGCCGATGGTGTGACCGTAGCGGAAGTGCGGGAAGAACGGGACGATCGTGAAGTGCTTGTACGGGCTCCAGTCGTCGTGCAACACGACGTTGTCGGCGACCGTGGTCCAACGGATACGGCGCACCAGCTTGCTGATGACCTGAAACCCGTAGTTCTCAGTGAAGTAGGCGATCTTGTCGCGGTCAAACTCTGCCGGTACCGGGCGCATGTCGCCCGTCTTGGGGTCCATGAAGTGTTTCTGGCGATCCAGGTCGCGGTACTGGCGTTCGATGATGCGGATATTGCGCAGCACGTTGCTCTGGTCGAAACCTGTGTTGTACTGAGCGGTGCGGGCCTCGCCAAAGCGGTCGCGGTTCATCTGCACGCTGTCGTAGCCGTAGGGGAAGCTGCTGTTGTCGCGGTTGCGCAGCAGTTCAGCGTCGGCCTTGTTGTAAACCACCGCGATGTCGTCAGCAGTGACCCATTTTGTGGTGATGACTTCGCTCCACTTGTCTGGATCGTACTCGTCCGCGTCAGGATCGAGCAGCACGTTCTTGCGGTTGATGTTGTCGATGCGCACTTCGCCCTGCATGGCGTCGTTGTAGTCGAGCCGCACGTCCAGAAAGCCCCGGGAACTGATAATTCCGTCGGCAAACATGTCGCTGCGCTTCCACGGCAGCTGATTGTTGTCGCTGATCTGCTTGAACACCTTGCTGAGGATGTCGGCGACCTCGGTGCTGGCGCCAGAGCGCGGGCGAAAGCTGATTTCAGCCCGGTTGTTGATCTGTTCACCCAGCACGTTGGACACGGTGGACAGAATTTTGTTGATCGTGAGCACCGGGCGGCGCACTTTCTCGAGAACGGCGCGGTCGCTGGTCTCCCACTGGTCGCCGGCGAAGAATTTCTCGCAGCGGTCGGCTTTGGCCACGTACTTGACATGCCCATCATCACGAACACGGGCGTATCTGCTCCAAATTTTGTATGAGAGCTCTGAATTGACTGGCATGGCGTGTCCTATTTGAGGAATTTGAGCTTGTAGATCGTCTGCGCCGTCAGCTCTTCGAGCTCAGCCAGGATGTTTGCCAGTGCTTCAGAGTCAGAGTCTTCGGCCGCTTCGGCCTGGACGAGTTCGAGGTAGTCTTCGAGGAGGATGACCGGGTCTTTGCGCTCGACGGTGGCCGGGCCGGGCCAGGTCTTGATCTGACCCTCGAGGCCCATGTACACCTCAGCGTAGCGGTCAACCAGCGTGAGCAGGGCGTCGTAGAAACTGCCAAGGGCCACGTGCTGGGCGTAAGAGCCGGTGGAGAGGTGCATCAGGTGCGCCGACGTGCGCACGGCCATGGACTGAGCGATGAAGGAGGGGCAGCTCATGCTATGCCGCCATGTAGCTGCCGCGCGAGCCACTCTTGGTTAGTTTCTTCAGCCATGAGTCAGGCTCCTTGTGCTGGATTTTTCGTGGGGGCTGCTGGCCGACGGCCATCGTGGCGGCCCAGGCCAGGCTGTCCACCTGGTCGTCGTGTGCCCCGGCCGGGAAGCGCAGCATTTCAAGCCGGCAGCCGTCGTACCAGTCGTCCTTGTCAGAGAAGGCCACCATCCCCTGCTGCATCCGTCCCTGAAGGGGGCGGGCTCGCGCAAGTTTGTCGGTGATCGGTTTGAGCACCTGGATGGAGAGGTATTGCCGTTTCTCTTTCATACGCTTTTTGAGGAGGTGCTCGATGGCCCGGTAGATTTGACCGTCTTCGAACCCGACGATCTGCCCGGGATTATGCCATTTCTTACTTAGATCTAAGATGCTGTCGCAAATGAACATGGCGTCCCCGCTCTTAAACCTCACCTGATCAGCCACGTGCAAGATGTCATCGTCGTCCTGCAGCAGCACCGTGCCCACGGTGTAGTCGTTCTGCTTCTTCTCGCTGATGGCAAAGTCCCACGCGATAAACACGTTGGCGCGGCTGAGGTGCGGGTTCGGCGCGCGGCGAAAGTGCTCCTTGAGGAAGTACGCGCCGTCGTCGGGCACCGGGTTCTGCTGGTAGAGGGCTGACCAGAACCGTGGGCTGATCGTGCGCCTGATCTGGGTCAGCTTGTCAATGTCGTAGCGGGCGGGGTGCAGCGCCTCGCCTTTGTCACGGAGCTTGGCGCCGTTGGCGGGGATGTAATCCCGGGCGATCAGGTCGGTATCAAAGTCAAGGTACTCATCAGCTTCGGCAATTGCGGGGTACTTGACTACGATGAACTGGTCAGCCAGTGGGTCTTTCATGGCGGCCTGCAGCTGACCCGCGAGATCGGAATCATGCCACCACGTCTGTACCACCAGCACCCCGCCTCCGGGGGCGAGCCGGGTGTAGGCAGTGGAGTCGTACCACTCTT